AGTCATATTATTTGTTATTAAATTATCTTTTCTTGGTCTACCCATATGTATACTTGCAAGTATATCACGAATCTCTTTTACTTGCGATTCAGAATAGTATGCACGAATTTGCCAACCACGCTCACCATTTATTTTAGATCCAATAGGTGGCGGAACAACTCCTCGTTTTATTAGCAACGGAAAATACTTACGATGCCTATTGACAAGTCGTGCAGTTTCTGCTACAGTGTATGCCTTTTCCCTATTTTTTCTAAAATCAGTACGGAAACAAGTTTCTAATCTATCTTTTGTAATATTGTAAACAGTTACCATTCCAGTTGATCTTGAACTATGATAAAGTCTAACAAGATCACCATTTAAAAACCAAATATTTTGGTTTCCTTTTATTACAGGCTGGCTATTGTAGTTTTTGCTTTCAAGTTTTCTAGGTTTAAAAGCCATAGACCCTCCTTTGTATCAGTAGGTGGGTGATAAAATTTTCTATACCCACAACGAATACAATAAACCTCTAAATGTGCTTGACTAGAATACTGTCTATCTACCAATAGTCTACCCCTGCAGCGTCTGCAATAAATCATTAACTCTGTTCCCCTTAGTTAGGAATACCAATAACGATCAGGTTAACAGCAAGAGAAAGATCTCCAGATGCACCAAATCTTACAATTCCTTCTACTCTTGATGTAGTTACAGACTTTAAAATAACTGTAACATTTTGACCAGCAGGTGTGTTTCCTATGTTTAATGCTGTTGCTGTAGCAATTGGAGCATATTTAAAGTCTGAAGGAAAGTCATATGAAAATGTTTTTTCGTTACCTGCGTTAACTGTAGAGTTATTGGCTACTTCTACATACCCGCCAATAATTCTTGCTTCTGATGTTTTTACACTTTGTTTTCCAGCAGAGGTTGTATCTACAGTTGTATAGTTGTAAGTTGCAGATGAAACCTGAGTTGAAATATCATTAATAGTATCAGCCAACTGATAGATGTACGTAACATCTAGTGGTTGACCTCGTTCTGGTAGCGGTACTTTTGCCATTATCTCTCCATTATATCATTAGACTGTTTCGTTTGTTAATTTGTAAACCTTTAAAAATGGCGTTCCAACTGCACCATCGCCTCTTTCAATAGGCTCACCTTTTAAATATATTTCAATACTCATTCTATTTGGGGATGATGGCTGAACAATTCCATTAACAGTATATGTTGAAGGAATAGGCAAAGAAAGAGATGTTGTTTCAATTCTCTCTTTATATATCCAGTCTCCGTCACCTCCACCACGATCCCACCTTACCCAGAAATCATATTCTAGTGCTTTTCTAATAGAGTATGTAGTTGCATCTTCAATTTTTGTTATTTCTACTGCATCCCAAACAATGCTAGCGATTGATCCCGCTTTATTAAACTGAATGTCTCCAGGAACAAATGTATATCCAGGCTGTAATAAATATACTGGTGACCAATGAGATGTTCTATTTCTATCCGAAGAAATAACTCTATACCTTACAGAATACCCTTGATTTTCTGCGCTAATAGGTGGCAGTTGAGCGTTTGGGGTTTTAAATTTTTTAACTACTTCTTCTGTAGCCATTACGTAACTCCTACAGAAAACCTAAATTCAACATAATTACTAGTGTTTGGAGACTTTACAATTGTTTCTGCATCTGTTGTTTTTACTACAGAATATCCAGTTAAACCATATAAAGGATTTGTAGTAGCAATATTTTCAAGACGCATTGCATCTAATGCAATATAGTACTGATCTGAAGGGGTATCAGAAACAAGAACACACGCATATATTTTAACCACTGTTACAGCATTCCAGGTAAATCCTTGTGTCTGGTATAGTTCCTGTAATTGTTTTGTTATTACAAAATAACGGTTGGTAGAAAAGTCATATGTTCCTCCAGTGCCGCTTCCGTTTTCTAGTTCTACTTCAAATCTTGCAAATTCTCCAGAATTATTAGTATCGGTTTCTGCAAAATCAACCATAACTCTTACTGTGTCTGGAACAGATGATGAATCTCCATCTTTACTCACAAGAGAAAATGCAAGCCTTAGTTCATCTATTGGAGAGTTACGAGTAAAATTAACATCTGCACCAGTTAGGTGAATATGATTGGATCCAGGTTCAACAACAAAATGCCCTTCGGCACTTCCAGTTGAAGAATCAATAGTGAGATCAGCATCGTCGCCACGTATTACAATAATATTATTTAAAAATCTGCAGCGCTCATATCTTTCTGGTCTTGGTGTTTTATAAAAAATAGCATTGTCTGCATTTGTTTGAAATACTTTATCGGTTGTTGCAATGATATTATCATCATTAGGGTCATCTAATGGCTCAGTAATTGTTGGAATAACAGTTGCAGCAACATCTGTATGATACTGCCAGTTTTCACCTTGTGTAAATGCAAATACTGTTTTGCTATCAAATGCTCCAGCAGATGGGTTAGATCCTGCTGAGTATAATCCTATTTCAGAAATTTCATATCTTTCTTCTGTTGGTAGTTCTGCTGTTAAGACTAATTTTTCTGTACCCGCATCATTCACAAAACCTCTTGAAGAAATAGGAATGCGAAACATTTCAAAATCAAGATTTTGTTTTGTAGAATAGTCTCCGTATGGGTCAGCAGTATCCAACGGCTGTGCACCACACCCTATAGCAATATAAGATGCATATGCTGGTGCCTGACCAAGAAGGTACTTACCAATAATAGATTTGCCTGTGTCTGTAATCATAATTCCGCCTCATATATTGTACCACCTGTAGTAATTTCTACCTCAATTTGTTCATCTTCCTGCATATTTATTGCTTCAACAATAAGTTCTCCAGTTGTAGGGTCTATATATATGTGTTCTCCATCTGGTCCACCGCCAACATTTGGAACCTTTGTCTCAAACTTAATAGCAAAGTTTTTAAAATATTTATCGGATGTAGCCTGAAGAGCAAGAATATTGTTTGGATTATATTCTTGTTGAATTTGTGTTAAATTTTTAATGGGTTGATAAATAATTTGCTGACCATTAACTGTATCATTTCTAGCAACATTAATCAACTCTTGACCACCTATATTTTCAAAAATAAGGTCTGACATAATTTGAATTGGAACGGCTTCCTCATCAAATAAAATTGTGTCTATTGGTGCTGTTTTAACTGGTGGTGGTGGGGGTGTTTGTGTAACTGGGCTAATATTTGTTGGTTGAGAAACAATGGTGGATGGGGTAAGTGGTATAGGATCTGGGGCAGAAAAATATGTAGTATTAGATGGAGAGTTGTCTGCTTCAAGTGCTGCTCTTTTTCTTCTTTCTTCTTCTTCTTTTGCTCTCCTTAATTCCTCTTCTGCTCTTCTAATTGCTTCATCTTGTTGTGCTTTTGCTTGTGCTTCTCTTGCACGTCTAAGCGCTTCTTGTGCTTCAGAAACAGCGATCTTTGCATCATCTTGTGCTTTTTTAGCCAAGGCTCTTTGTTGTGCTAATTCTTTATCTTCTGCTGCTCTTTTTGCTGCTAACTCTGCTGCTTTTTGTGCCGCTTCTGCTGCCTTTGCTTCTGCTATTTTTGTTCTTTCATCTACAACAGTGCTTTGTCTCTCTCCAGAACGATATGACTGATACTCTTGCATTGATCTTTCTTCTGCCTGTCTAAATCGTCCAGGATTAAAAGAACTTGTTACTGTTGGTGCTTTTTCAGACTGCTTTGCTGGTGTTGGCTCTCCTCCACCGTCAATAAGCATTTGACCAAAATTAAAAAACATTTTACACCTCGCTCAAATACAACATCATATTAGGACCAATATTGCTTCTTGAGTATTCAATATTATATATTACAAATCTGTCACTTGTTGGTGCCACAAGATCAAGACCATCTTGGTTTTTGTAATTAATTGTAACTATATCGCCAAGTTGAAGTGTTGGTAAAGAATAAATATTCATACCAACAGATTTTTTGGGAACCATAATTTTATTAATAATCCAGCCCATTAATGCATCAGCATCGTCCTGTGTTTGAATATATGGGGTATCAATACTAAACTCATTCTTTCCATATATCAACCTGCTTAGTTTGATATCATCGTATTTTGCTTTTTCTACCAGTGGTGAGTATAGAAGTGCGCTTCCACTAAATGGTGGATCGGATAAATTACTCTTTTTGCTAAAATATTCATCTACAGTTAATTCATGTGTAGTGTCTTGTGTAAACGCTACTCCCTGAATTCTTAAATAGTTACCGCTTGTTTCATCAAGAACCAAAGCCTTATCTGAGGCATTAAATATTAAGAACTCAGCGCCGTATGAATCAGCCTGAAATCCAGAAACAGAATATCCCTTGATGCGATTAAATGTTGGCGAAAGTTGTGCATATAATGCTGGATATGCCTTATCATACTTAACATCAAAGTATGCACACTCACGCATAATTGTTCCAAATTCATCAAAATACATATTATATTTTGGTGGTTGCTGTGCACTAATACCAGTTAAATAGGTGCCCTGAATAATACCACTCATTGCATATTTACGGAATGATTCATTAG